GCATCCATAGTAAGAGTAATCGTTGTGGAATTAGGAACACTTACTGCTTCAAAAGATATTCCTTCAAAATCTGTGGTTTGAAAACTAGAGCCTGTAAGTGTTGTTACACTACTAAATACTACAATATCTCCTTCAACCATTCCATGATTAGACGGAAATGTTACTGTGACAGTAGGCTGTCCGCTAACTGTGGAAAAGTCACAACTAGCAATTGAAGTTCTTAATGGTGTGATGTCATAGTATTGACCTGCAAAATAAATATAGAGAACTTTGTTAGTTCCAATGGCCGCATATCTTGTGCCCTGATTATCGTCAAAATGATGTAAGGCCCTTGCAGCGCCGGTCAATTTATCAGCACCCAATTGGTCCCAGCCCCCTATTTTTTCAGGGGTCCCATACCTAAATCTAACATTATCTCCCCCAGACCATTGGCCTTCGGCTCCGGTCTCAGTGACTTGTTTATTAAATCCCGGTAAAAATCCTAATTTTTGTAGCATATAAAGCCCATACCATATTTTTCAACTTTTGAGTAGAGGCAGTTTACTTGACTTTTAAGTGTTTATCAATATATTTGATTTTTATGAAAGACGTAAAAGACGACATAATTAAAGACCTAGAAGAAAAGCTAGTCATGGCGGAAGATGTGAAGAACTCTGAAGTAGAGTATAATAAAACTTTTAAAGAGAATAATGCTAAATTAGAACTTCATATTGAAACTCTGTTAGAAATCAATGAGAAGTTTAGACAGAAAGTATTAAAGTACCAATCTATTATTTCGAAACTAACGAAATAAAATTATAATATCCAGTTATAATATACCGAGTTTTATTTTGTGGACACACTTGACCTCTGTGAGTGTGGGTAAAATACGCCGGAAAAAGAACCGCTTTTCCTGCGTCTGAATATATGGTTTCCCCACTAAAAAACTCAGTCCCACAATTATGATCAGTGAGGTAAAGTTGAAACACCATAACTCTTGTAGAATATTTTCCAGAATGCTCTGAATGCCATGCATAAAACGCTTGACCTGGTTTAAATTTTTTAAATCTTAGTGAAGTAAGAGCCCATTTATCCTTTGTCATGTTTAATTCTTGATAGTAGGAACAATACGTCTTTATCATTGCTAGCGCTTTCTCCCCTATAAATTGTTGAATTTTTTTATCTTTAATATCTTTAAATTCGTAATTACTATATTCATTACCATCTGTTATTAAATTTTTATCTAAAGTTTTAATTAATGATTTACATTTAGCTTTAGTAATAAACTCTTTCTTAATTGCTATAAAATTTTTTTTCATATTATGCTCCTTGTGTATCTTTATTAAATACTTTATTAAACTCATTATAAATATTAAAACTTAAACCATATCGAGGTTTATCAACTACACTTCTTTTATTTTTGTGTAATAAAAAACTAGAAAATATAGCAAAATTTCCTGGTTTAGATTCTAGGGTTTCATTTATTTGTGGAAACTCTAACACCTGTTCATGATTAGATAGTTGAATTGCCCCAGAAATAACAGCAGGTAAATGCTGGTGTTGTTTTGTATAGCCAGTAAACCCTTCTTTAAAACCCCACGCTTCTTGTAACCTATATGAACTAAAGTCTTGGAACTTTTGGGTATCTAGTAGATCTAAAACAGGCATGAAAAATTTCATAAATTTTTTATCATTAAGAAAATATTTATAATTAGTCATTTCTCCAATCACATTAGTTGTATAACTTTTATTGTCTTCTTGTTTTATTCCTATTTCTATTTCTTTAATAAAATATTTTACATCAATAGAGCAGCGTCCTTTTATAAAAAAGTATTCTCTTTCCATTTTTGCGTTTATTAGTTTTTCAATTTTCATATTTTATCTTTATTAAAAAAAAGAAGTAATTTATAAAACGATTTAAATGTAAAATCATGTTGAGCTGTATGATTTCTTCCACCCCTAAATATTATCATTCTATTTGGAAAAGCCCCTATCGAAATATCTGGATATTTATCAAAATGATATTCAAAAAAAGCTGTTCCCCCAGAACTGGTTTGATTAAAACAAAGGATAGCTCCAAAATCAGTGGGATCAGAATGCACTAAACCATAAGTAGTATTAAATTTTGATCTAGCAATTTCATCCATATCGGTGCGCCTTACTTTTATACTAACGTCTTTTATTTTACAGCCCAACAAATGTTCGATTTTGTTTACAATAATTTTTTTGTATTTAGACCACCCACATTCATGGCTTGGATATCCCTGAAATCTATTGCCATAATAATATGACCCAGGTTGGTAGCCTGGAGAATATTTTAATTTTACAATTTCTTTAGATATTTTTTTATATAGTTCTTCTTCAAAGAAATTTCTTTCTATGTGTATAGAACCATTTAATAATTGTTCATAAGGTTTCATATTATAAATTTAAAAAGTTAACATATCCTGTTATTAAATATCTTGTTTTTTTATCAGGACATTTTTGTCCTTTGTGTGTATGAGTAAAATAAGACGGAAATATGACAACCTTCCCTTGTTCTGATTTAATAACTTTTCCATTATAAAATTCTGTTCCACAATCATGTGTACTTAAATACAACTGTATATTTAAAACTCTTGTGCAATGACTATAACTATGTTCAGAATGCCAATGCTCAAATGATTTACCAGGTTTAAATTTTTTAAATCGAATATAAGTTAAAGACCATTTGTTTGGAGTTAAATTAACTTCTGGAAATGCATTAATATATTCTCCCCATAAAGGAGAAACTCTGTGTTGTATTTGATTAAAGATAGTGGTTCCTTCTAAATCAAAACTCTCATAACCATATTCTTCTTTCTCCGGTGGTTTCACTTTACCTTTCAAATCTTTAATAAGAATCTTACATTCTTCTTTAGATAAAAAGTTATTTCTTTCTAATATAAAATTATCGGACATAACTATACCAACCAGTTGCAATATATTTAATCTCTTTAGGGGCTGGAATACCTCTGTGTGTGAAGGTCCAGTCTGCAGGCCATATTAAAGTTAAACCTTTTTCTGGTTTTACTTTTAATTTTTGGTGAAAAAATTCTGTTTCACCATCTATCTTTACATCATTTAAATATGTCATGAAAACTAAATGTCTTAAAGAACTATGATCAACGCCCGTTCTTTCAAAATGAAATTCTTTAAAGGCACCTTTTTTTGGATACTTTTGTATATTAAAATTTTCAACTATACTCCAATTCGCATGCATTAAATTGGAATAACTATATTTTTCTTTATATTTTTCTAAAACATTTTTTAAAGCTATTAAATAATTAATAGGTGTAGCGTCTTGTGGATTAGGGGGAAGCGATAAGTCACGTGAATCTTTTACATCTTTATAGATACCAGTTTTACCGTTTCTATTACATGTCCCATCTATAATATCTTTTGATTTTTTAAAAAACTTAATCATGTCATCACAAACTTTGTCACTGATATACCAACCAGCTAGAAAATTATTTTTATTATTATATTTAAATGCTTTCATATTATTAAAAAATCATTCTTACGATCCAAGACTGGAGTATTTTGAACAGAGGGTAATCCTAAGTGTATTCTTCCATCATATTTTATACTATTTTTATTGTTTTTATTATAATGTAAAAAAACTTGAACACAGCAATCTCCTTTAAAGGGTTCTCTCCAATGCTCTAACTCACAACCAGAATATATTAACATATCTCCTGGTTTAAGATTTACTTTAATCCCCTTTTTATTATATCCTCCTGTTGGGTCTAGATATATTGGCCAAGGATCTCCACCTAGATTTAAAGTTGTAGACACCTCACAACTTTGTCTATCTTTGTGTCGTTTTAAAGTATCTCCTTTTTTATATACTCTAGAGTAAGAGTAAGTCTCTATTAATTTTAAACCGGTAGTTTTTTCCATGAGGGGTTTTACTCTTTGTAATAAAACATCATTAGCTGGATCACCATATAAATTAAAACTTCCTGGGACTTGAGTGTCTCCAAATTGACCATAACCAGAAGAGATGGGGGTCCCATTACTTGTTTCTATTAAAGTTGCAGCTACCTGTCTTTTAAGGAGTAAATAATTTTTTACAAAATCTGCAATTTTAACATCTACTGCTTTTTTTAAGACTGTGTATTTATTTTTTTTAAATTTATTCATAATCAGATATTAATGTATATCTAGGGTTTTTCAATTTACCTGTAGGAAAGACAGCATCATGTAAAATATTACCTTCAAATATTAAAATAGAATTTTCATATCCGGGAATAATGATATCTTTCTCATTATCTTTTAATTGAGTTCCTAATTCGTAGCGGTCATTTTGTATATAAAAAATACTAGTATATCTATTCTCTGGATGTCTGTGTAAAAACTGTTTTTGTTTTTTATCTATTTTTAAACCCCAACTTTTGAGTAGTTTTTCTTTGCCTAGATCATTCATAATATCAGTCAATTTATTAAAGTACTCTAGCCAATGAGGGCTTTTAAAAATAATATGCAAATCTGAAGTAGTTTGTTTTCCTGATTTTAATTTATCAGGGTGGTCATAAGTTTTAAAATTATCGATAAGATCTTTTTTTATTTTTAAAAATTTTTTTTCTAACATAAAGTTTTTAATATAGATGTACTTATTGTGATTCCAATTATTAAACATAGGGCCACCCCCTCACCCACATAACAAGTGAATATCTTGTGCCTTTAGTAACTGGTTTTACTTTGTGCCAGATATAGGATGGAAAAACAACAATTGATCCTTTAGGTGTAATTTGGGGGACTGTTTTTTCTTCAGTAGGATCAATTGAATTTCTAAATTGAAATTGAAAATCCCCTCCCTCGTAATCTTTAGGGTCTGATAAAGATGCTACTAAAGATAGTTTTCTTATTTTACCATGACTTTTTAAATTGCCAAGATTTTGTGAGCCGATAAAATCATTGTGCCAATCATAATGTTGATCTTTTTTATATCTGGTAAATTGAATTGGTTCTGCCCAATCAAATCCAAACTTCCAGTTTGATTGTTGATTAGCTGTTTGAACAAAAGGAAAAAGCAAATTATATAACCATTGTTCATCTATAAAAGAAGTATAAGAATCTCTTGTTTCTTTCAATAAAGCTTTTTGTTGTTTGTTTAATGTTTTAAATTCATCAGCTCCAAAAGATCCAATTCTGGCTAACGTAGGTTTGTTTTTTTTACCGGCTTTAATAATTTTATTACAAACTGAAGTTGATAAAGCTTTATTAAAATACCAATACAAGTCTTTATAATGTAGCATAATCTTTCTTTTATGCTTTATACCTTTCTTAGTTTTAAAAGTAAAGTAGAATTATATTTTTTGATCTAGATCAAATTCCAACTAGAATCACTAGGATTCCAATAATAATTATTATTATCTTCTCTACTTAAACCTTCCCATCTTTGGTCAGTTTCGTTCCAAGTCATTAAATAAGTATCTATTTCCCAAGAGACTGCCTCTTCTCCCTCTCCTTCAGTATGTGTAAATGTAGTATTTGCTGGTTTTGCAATTGGGGCTTCCCATACATCAGAAGCATTTAAACTCCATGAAGCAAAAGGCTGGGGTGGTAAAAATTTATTTTTAGACTCATTCCAAGTCCATCCAATACCTCCTTCGGTTAGCTCTTTATATGTTCCAGGTAATTTTAAGCTACGTTTACAATGTTCTGTTACATCATTAACTGCTTCTTCGAGAGTTATAGTATCAGTAACAACTAAAAGTTGTTGTCCTGCATTAAAAGGATCTTGTTGAGATTCTAATTTAGCTGCGCTTTTCTTTGCTATACTTATACTCATGTTAAAAACTTATTGTTCCGGATACATTAAATGTTGCAATTGTTGCACCACTATCAGTAGATGTTTGATTAGAACCAGGAGCAACTGTTAAAGATGTCCCTGTTGGATCTCTTAAAATTACAGCGCCTGTTCCACCATCTTCTCCAACTCTTACAGGTGAACCACCTGGACCGCCGCCTGCGCCGCCGCCTTTACCATCGTCACCAGCTTGGTTGGTACCATTACTTCGATTACCGCCTTGCCCACCGCCGCCGTTTCCGCCATTAGCAATATTAGAAGAATTAGCTCCTCCTCCTCCGCCGCCTGCATAGGGTGTTGCTGATCCTGTTATTGAATTTGCTGTTCCGTCTCCACCGGCTCCACCAACTTGTGGTCCGGGTCCATTTGCTCCACTGCTAGTATGACCGCCTCCGCCACCACCGGAATTATTTCCGCCGCCGCTTCCGCCGTCTTTACCTTCTACAGGGGAATAACTTCCCGCATTTCCAGATCCGCCACTGCCATTTAAAGCACCGCCGCCTCCAGAACCACCGTCAAGTCCATTTTGACCAGGATTGCCCCCGCCACCTCCACCAGTTGAAGAAATATCTCCAGCTGTTGAAGTTCCACCGCTAGTTGCGTCTGGACTAGGACCAGTTGAAGCTGTGCCTCCGAGTCCTACTGTAATTGTACTACCACTTGTTATTTCTACTTTAGTTCCACCGGGAAAAGATGTTCTCATTCCGCCACCGCCTCCGCCGCCGCCGTCATCAGATCCGCTTCCGCCTCCGCCAGCAACAACTAAATAATCAAATTCTAATACTGCTGCACCGCCACCTGCACCAAAACCTAGTATTCGGTATCCAAAGTTTGACATATTCTATCCTCCTTATGCGTCGTTAGCAGCGTCAGTTGTATAGAATAATTTAATTCCTAGTACTCGTGCATCACCCGTAAAGGTATCACTACCATCAGCTGCATCTCTGTATAATTGAAAAAAACATTGGTCATCGTCAGCTGGAGATCCGGCAATTGTCATTGCAGAACTAACTGCAGTCATTTGCACATCTTCCACCGTTCCGATTCCAGCATCTGTGACTTCTATAGCTGTTCCAAAAACTGCATCAGCTGTATCGCCTTCAGTACATGCTAATCCTTGAAGACCAAAAATAGCGTTTCCTGTATTAGTATTACTTGGACTCCAAAAAACTTGGTATGTTACTGTTCCTAAATTCCATGACTTAGGCATCGCAATAGCAAACTGTGCATATTCAGCTGTACCTGCGTCAAAATCTAAAACTTTTAAATCGGGTCTTGTTGCTGTTGTTTCAACTTGTTGTGAATCAGCACCATTTGTTGTTGCTCCATACATCGCTGGAGCAGGTACCCATATAGTTTCTGTCCCTGCAATTTTAACTGCTGATCCTCCTGAGTTAAAAACTCCAGATCCTTTAGGGTTAACATTAATACCAACATTAGTTTCACCTGTTGCTGAAATAACTGGTCCAGTAACTCCTGTACCCGCGTTAGCTATAGTAATTTCATTAACTGCTGAACCTGTAGCTGTTAAAAGCATTAATTCATTTCCGTTAGTATCTAAAATAGAAGTACCAATTTTAGGAGATGTTAAAGTCTTGTTTGTTAAAGTTTGTGTTCCAGTTAATGTTACATCACCGTCACCAAACGCTAAAGTTGCGATATCAGGATTAGTTCCATCATTAGCTGTTGCAAAAACTAATTGATCACCTTTGTCTGTAGATGTAAAAGTATACGAGTCTCCAGAACCTGAAACATATTTAAATTGAAGTGTATATGCACCTGAAGTTGAGTTTCTTAAAATATAAAAAGTTTGAACATCAAGAGGAATTGTTACAACTCTAGCTCCAGTAATAGAGCCTGTAAATTCAATCATTCTGTGTGCAAGAGTTGCACCAGTTGATCCGTCAGAAACGGTTAGAGCTGTTGGTGTTCCAGAATCTGTAACAGCTTGTTGTGTAAAACCACCTGAAATTTGTTCAAAAATTTGTAAATTAGTATTTGTGATGTCTCCCCATTGGCCGGCTTTTTCGCCAGTTACCATAAGTTCTACACCAAGACCGGTATATGTGGATGCCATAATTTT